CATTAATCATTCGATATTGATTCAAATAAGTCTTTATATTTTTTAATACTAATTCAGGAGTTTGAACTAATTGTTTATTTTGATTATACGATAATGTACTTACAAATAACCCACCATCATCATCAACTCTTTCTACATAACATTTAGCAATATTACCAAACTTCGCTGGAAGATTTAGTATTCTTGCCTGATAGTCTTGACGAGTAACACATCTATTCTGTGAAGCAAAAAACGATTTAGCGTTATGTCTGATTTCTTCAACGGTTTGACCATCAGTTCCACCAGTTGCTGCTTCATCATTCGTTACGGTTATTCCCGTAGTTCCATCAGCTATAGTGGTTAGTTCACCAACTTGTGCATTTGAGTCAGGTCCACCACCTACTCTATACATGATAGTTAAAATTGTATTTGCTGGAGTCTCACCCATATTTAAATTATTCGTTCCAAAATCACTTATAGGAGCATTGATTGAAGTGAATGATTGTCCGTTTAATTCCAATCCGGCTTGTTCCATCGTGGTGAATATACTTGAATTAGAAGAACCCGTTACATTGTATTTATATAATCCATTACCAAACATTAATTTAGTTGAATTAGTATCTACGTCAAAATTAGTTACAAACTTTTTATTCGTATTGATATAATCCAACGTATAGGGAATCGATATTAATGAAGTAGCCGTTATATCGCCTTGATCATAACCATTATTATTTCTACCAGCATCATCATCCGTATAATGTGTTTCTTTTAAAATTCTTTCCTGTGAAAGGTAATCAACCTCGTACCATTTTTCCCCTGATGAATCTGTGCAATTTAATATTTCAATAACATTATCTTCACCTAAATCCAATTCTAAAAATTTAGTAGGACTCGTAATGGTAAATGATTTTGTTTTAGTTTGAGCAGATATTGCCTGTACATATCGGGTTAAAGTATAAGAAGAAGCCTCACCATTCGTATTTAAATTTGGAGCACTTATTGATGGCGTGTCAGGTGAACCCGATATACTAAAATCAATTTCTCCCGTAGTTTCAAATAATAATTCACTATCTATATTGGATTGAATTTGTAAACCATTTGTAAATGGATTATTAGCTGGGATAGTATCATAATTAGGAGTACCATCTAAGTTAGCATTTATTGTCGCGGTTACTTTTAACTTAACAACAGATGGAGTTTTGTTTGGAGTCTTATATCCAAGAAATTCAGCCAATCTTCTTACGTTTCTTTTTTCAGTTGCTGTTGATAATATGTTTTCTTTATAATTGTAATCAACATAATAAGACAATACATCACCTACGTAACTACTTAATTCAATCAACATCATACCAGGAGATGTTTCATTAAAATCTTTATACGTATCAGGAAAGTAAGACTTCGTGTATTCGATTAAATCAGCTTTAATCGTAGAAAAATCCTTACTCGTGTAATTGATATTCGTTGGTTTAAATTTTTGTTTATCTGAATATGCCATATTTGTTATCCCCCAACACCACCGAGTGTCACATTAACAGTTTCTAATGAAGCTGATGCTCTTTTGATACTGAATGTTATGTTTACATTTACTTGATTGTTATCAGTATTGATTTGTATATCACGTAAGTCTACAAAAGGCAACCACCTTTGAAATGTATCAACAATGTTATTTTCAATTTCTATTGTAGTATCTTCTGTTATTTGTTCGAACAATAATTGTTTTAAATTCATTCCCAATGTTGGTTGGAAAACTCTTTCACCTTGTTCGGTTTGTAATAATAGTTTTATATTATTTTTAATCGAATCCACGGTAGTCTTGGTTGTCTTGAAATATCCATCTTGATTTGGTACACGTGCGAATGGAAAATCAATCCCAACACTTACTCGTGTGTCTTGGTCTTCAATGAATTGATTTTTTCTTTTATCAAGTATTGGCATCCTATACCTCTACGGCTGTTTTTAATTTTACTTTACTTTGCATTGACTCTGTTCCACTTAAAGGATTATCAGCTGCCTGACTATTTTCGTCTATCTTTACGGTAACTTTAGCTGCCGTACCAGGTCCAACTGGAGTTATCACAGGAACATTCAATTGAGTAGCATTTAATGACGTTACTATAAATGTTTGAGCCTTAACCCATTTAACTATCGCATCAGTTAAGCCTTGTGCCAAAGCATCTACCTTACCGTTATCTTCAAAGACATAATTTTCACCTTTATTATTAGGTTCAATATTAGTTTTTAAAGCTTCAAATATTTCGTCTTTAAGCCCCATTTTTAAAGTTATCCTTTTCTTCTACTGATTTTAACATCGCGGAATAATCCTTAGTTAATGCTTCTGCCAAATGGTTAGGTAGGGCTTCTGTATTATCTTGTACTGATTGAACTTCTTGACCAGTTCCCCGAACACTTTTCCAATCATCGGATTGAGCAGTTTCTTCAAGTAGAGAATTCAAAACATTATTACTTGTCTTGGGGACAGAAACGTTGCCTTTGGTTATGGGAACGTTGGAATCGGTACCAGTCGAATCCATCATCATGGTTTTCAAACTTGTATCTTGTGTCGTGTGAGTTCTAGCTTTGTTTAGATCATTAGTATTACTACTAACTACTACTTCTTTTAACTCTTTACTAAGTCGACTAAATTTATAATCTAACTCTTCTCTTATTACTTCTCTGATCATTTTCTTAAATATAGATAACTTCATTTTTTACTCCTATGTTGGTTTTGGTCTAACGTTCTGCTCTACATAATGGTATTGACTTAAAAATTTTGTATTGGCATTTTTATAAACTCCATTATCATCTAGTTCTCTTGGTTCTGGTTCTTCCAGACTTAATGATTTAATTATTTTATCTATATCAGGAAACATTGGACCTGATTGTTGATTAACAAGTGGAATTGGAACTCCTTGTACTAATGCTCTTGAATTTTGTAATATGTTCATAATGTCCAATAATAATATTCTCAGCTCATCTCCCAATACCATTGGTTGAGCTTTATTCTTTGCTTCCTTTCCTATATAAATATTACCAGAATTAATTACTGAAAATCCTTTATTGTTTAATGTAAAGTTTTTTGTTGCACCAAAATTAATATTTCTATTTGCGGATACGGTAAAATCACCAGCATTTGGACTTCTTGCATCAAATGTTATTTTATCAGAAAATATTATCATTTGATCAAAATCTACTCTATCATCATCACTATTATCTGGATTTACTTTTGAGTAATTATAATCATATGAATTTTCAGCATTGATAGTATCATTACCGTTATTTATTTTAAAAATATCTTCTTTAGTTCTGTTAGCATCAACTGAAAGTTGAAACCCATTAGATAAGAAATTTTGTTCTATAGAACCAGCGGACATCATTGATATAAGTGAACCTTGTCCTAATTGTTCTGTATTGTTTGAAAGTCTATTATTATGTATGTTTAAAATTGGATTTACAGCTCTTGAACCAATACGAATTGAATTACCATGTCTACCTTCTAAAACTAAATCAGTAAATTTAGCAAATTCTACAGCTGTCGTGTTAGTAAGTACTCCTCTATTTTCTGTAATAAAATCTAAATCTAAATTTGTAGAATAAGTTTTGCTTAATGGTTTTGTAGTTATCTTTGGAAATAATTCACTATAACCCTTTTCATCTAATGATACATTATGGTCAAGACCACGATATTGTTTTTCTTTAGAATATGAAGGATTTGGCGAATAGTTTGGATTGTTAAATGTATTAAGTGGACCTATATAATATACTTTTTTATGTGGTAGAATACAAAATAATACTAAATCACCCTTTGTGATGGAATCATGAACACCCCTAAAGAAAGGTCTCGCGGGTAGTTCCTTTGATACGGAAGGTAAGGTTGAATTTAATCCCTTTACCTTTATCATATTTGTCGAGTAAATTTCACCAACACCACCCCTTTTATTATCAGTATAAACTCTACGAACCGTTCCCAAATGAAATTGAATACTATTATCGTTTGCCATTACGAACTATACTTTTCTTTAATTTTACTTATATCAATATCATCGGATTTTTTTTGTATTTCCGCAGCAGCATCTTCAAGTGAATTCATCAATTCTTCTTTTTCATCTTCACTTAATAAACCAACATCACTATCATCAACTACTTGATGTTTGCTCATGATACGTTGGATTACGGTTGCTAACTTTAATAGATTATCATCATTCTTGACACCGACATCAAGAAGTTCTTTTAATATAGGACCCACGATAGCAATATCCTCGATACCTTGTATGTAACCATGTACCTCTTGGACTAAAAGCTCAATCTGAGTTTTCTTTAGTTTAGAGTTCTCGTATATCTCTTGGGATAAATCAGAGAAATTCTTATCACCGAATATTTTAAAGTCTTTTTCCATAACATTCTATTAATAAATATAGAACGATTAGAAAGTTGTTACAAAGAACCTGTGCTTATTAAATTGTCTATGTGTCCTTTAATAAGAACTTCATGTCGTATTTTTGGATATATTTTACGAAACACATTAGATACTTGGGTTATCTTAGATGTCTTTACATCTGTCATTTCTCTAATCATTATATATAAAGCTTTCTTATTGAAGTTATCAATGTTATTCTTATTCCGACATAGAAACAATATTGATTCAGCAACGTCTTTATCATGCTGTTTAGGAAATAGAGTTTCTAAGTTGTTTTCAAAATAAGTTAATGTCTTTTTAAATACATCAGATGAAGGTGATTTTTCTATAACTTCATCATCAACACCGTGGGTATATAGAGTATCGATATCATCGTGGATTTTTAACTTCTTATAGTTAGCATTATTATTCAATATAAGATAATTTTTAGCAACTACACTAAAATAACTAAATGCTTTACTGCCTTTAGTCTCATCAAATTTATGGATATTAATAACTAAATTAGAAACTACTTCTTCCTGTAGGTCTCGGAAACCATAACTGAAGTAACTAAACTTAAAGGTATTGATTATATTTTCTGCTAACTTTAAGAAAGCAGTATGAATCTCTTCCGTGTATACTTTATGTCTGAATGGTATATCATCAGACCTGTTATATTTTACAATCGCATCATGTACTGGCGTACCAAAATATATCTTACTTTTCTTTTTTCTCTTCTTTACTATCTTTTTTACTACTTTCTTTGCTGCCATCATCAACCTCAGTTTCAAATAATTGTTCTAGTTGTTTTCCGAGTTGTTTGACTTCTTGAAAAAAGAAGCCAACTTCATCATCAGACTCGAATGTACCCTTATCGTCTATTAGTTTAAGTTGATGTTTTATTGATTCTATAGTAGTGTTTATGTTTAGTATTATTAATTCGTAGTTAGTTATTCGTTTTAATGCGTAGAAAGTTATTACACTTGTGCAGAGTGCAATAATTCCAAATAAAACCGTTATTATGTAATGTAACAATTAAGACTCTTCTTCTATTATTTTTATTTCTTCTTCTACTTTTTCTATTACGTTGCTTAGATAAGTTAAATCTTTATCTTCTTCAATTATTAATAATAAATCTCGTATTTCTTGTAGAAATGCTAAAAATTCATCCATTAAGATTCACCAACAATTTGATTCATTAATTCCCTAGCATCATCATCATCAAAATCATATTCATTTTTTTCTAACTCATCATCAACCAAATGTCGCAATTCCGAATATTTGTTTTTTACTGCATCAACCATTTCCATATCTTCACCCTCCAAGATATCCAATACGTCATTTAAATTATCATTTAATTCTAATAATCTTTTTTTAACTTTATAGAACATTTCTTTATGTTGGTGTTGTGCAAATTCTAATTTATCTAATCTAGTCATGATGGTGGTTATGACATCCACGATTTCTTTTTGTGTAGTTTTCATATCTATCCATAAATAGTACCATATTAATAAAAATCATTTAGGATTTAAGTGTTATTGATATACATCCATTCCAGCATCACCAAGTGTTTTTAATTCTCCACGTTATCGCTATCGGAATAATTATCCATACCTGTATCTTCGAGTTCATCTTCATTATAGTATTCAAGATTTACTCTTTTATTGTTTTTGTAATTAGGATCAGATTTTATTGTTTTTTTGTCAAGTGATCTCATTTGTTTTTTATCATTATTAGTTAGCATACAATCTTTCATAAATTGTTTCATGTCTATTTTCGTTTTCATTATTAACCTCTTATGTTTTAATTTTTAGGGGCGTAGAAGAAAGGAAGAAAGAACTAC